GCGCCACCCCCGCAACCCACCGCCTGCCAAACACCGGTTCCCTCAGCCACCTATGGGAAGCATAGGCACCCGAGAGAACCGACTCCGGTTCCCTGACCATGGTCCAGCCCAAACCAGGGCCAAGGAATACCGGGGCAGAACGCCCGAAACGGACGCCCTCCATGTACGAAACTGGTCGTTCTAGCGTCAACTCATGACCAGATGTATGCAGAACACGTAGCGCAAAGTCCGCGACCACCCGACCGAGCGAACCACGCTCCAAGAAGATCAGCGCATTGTCACCGTCTGCAAGTACGTCAAACTTGCATCCGTAGGATTTCAACACCCCCACAACCACCGCAAGCATGATGAGCGTGTTACCCATACCCGTGTTGAAATCCCCGCTGGCCCTTCCGCCGTCACGAGAAAACTTTGCCCCACAGGGCAACCGACCCGCCAACGTCAGTTGCTCACGCAGTAGGCGGGCCAAACCGGTGTCCCCCGGAAAAGCCGACCTATACACCGCGTGCTCCTGCTGCAGCTGAGAGACCCCAACATGAGCCTCAAACGCCCGTCCGTCAACCTCAAACACCACGCACTCCTCCAGGGAAGAGAACTTGCGGAGTATAAGATTGGCGCGCTGTCTTGGAGACAGCCCCTTCGCCACAACCCTGGTATTGGACCCCCCGAACAAGACCCGGCCAGTGAGTCGACCCCACAGCCAGTGCTCGAACGGTTTCAGCCGGGAGGCCACCTCCAAGTTATACCTCGCAGATCGCGGAAAGATCATACGAGGCTTCTGGAACTTGGCCAGTGGAGCCACCTTTTCAGCTTTCAGAAAGCAGTCGAGACGAGAGTCGGTCTTCTCGACCGGCCACTCCCGTAAAGAAGCCGCTGCTTCCAGGTATTTCCTGCGCATAGCCCCGCTATAAGTCTGCGCAGTTTCCAGGTTGCTCCACTTATGGCCACCAAACCGAACCGCGAGCCCACGCAACCGCCTAAAACAGCGGAGCGGTAGCTCGCCCAGAGGTTCGGACACTTGCCTCGGGAGAGGAGCAAGAACTCGCAGGTTTAACGCTGCAAGTTCG